AATGATTGAAGATAAATCAGCACCAGAAGCAGGTATCTGAGTTGGAACTTTTGCTCTGCCAGATGCAATTGCTGCACTTTGCAATATGTTTTGCAGCCTTGCTCTTTTTGAAGCCACATTCTCTGGTTTATCGCCAATTTGTGGGAAGTATGACTTGCGGTATCCCTCAAGTTGGGCTTGCGTATAGGCAGCACCAGTTCCAAGGGTCAATGCAGCGTCCAAAATATCCAATTGAGCCGACTCTACAATTTGCCGTTGTGCTGATGTTAATTTATTGGGAATCAATTCTGAACGACTTAAAAATCTTGCAATTTCAATACTGGTATTTGGCATTGCCGCAGTTGGGTCTATTCCAATTGCTTGATTGATTTGCTCAACACTAAAGTTTAATCTGTTAGCCAAAGTTGCCGCCTTTCTTTCACCCTCATTAGGCATACTGATTGTTGTAGATGGACGTTTTGCTGCCTGTAATTGCAAGAATGATTGTTGCTCATTCTTAGGCAATGCTTGAAATGCCTTCCATTCAGCAACAGCCGCAGGAGTTGCATCTGGTGCAGTGTACAAAACATCCATTGTGTTTGCGTCTAAAACACGATTGCCAATGGTGATTGTTTTTCTTGCTGTTTGAGTTACTGGCCTTGGGCCACTATCGCCAAACTTAGGTATCTCATACAAAACACCGCCAGCTTCTTTGTACTCAGGTTTACTAAAAGTAGCCGCCTCACTAGCCGCTTTAAGTTGTGCAAAGCCAGGTGCGCCAAGTGCTTGCAACTGAGGAGCAACTCTGCGAATGTCGAAACTTGGCCCAACAGCGGCAATGTTCTCAGGCATTGGAGTACCTTGATCTGCCATCTGCTGTTGTTCTTGAATGTCAAGCACTGGTGCTCTTTCTGGTGTGCCTGGGTCATAAGCACGTTGGGCAACGAGTTGAGCCAATGAAGTTTGTCTTTGTGTTTGTGCCTGTTGTAATCTGACTTGTGCGTTATCGGCTAACTCAAGCAATTTAAAAGCTAATTGGGTATTTCCCATCTGGTTGGCTCGAATGGCGGCTTGCTCCAAAGACTGTGGATCACGCAAGTTCAATCCTTTGAGCAACTCTTGCTGTTGTCTAATCTTGGTTAACTGTGGGTCTTCTACACCCATTGCAGAGGCAAATGCACCACCCAATTGCTGACCAGCCCTGGCAGCACCATAGGATGCTTGCTCAAGAGGGGCCATTCTTGCCAATTGCATAGCCCGTTGACGAGCCATCTGATCCCGTTGCTCTTGGTACAACTCAGGAGTCACCCCAAACAAACTTCCAACAATATTAGATGTATCTGCCATGACTATTTCCTTTATGGCTTAACCGCCAGTTAAAAACGATTGAACTGCCGCTTTAAATTGTGGATCATCTGCAAGATTCGTAAACAACGAACTATATGGATTAACCGATGCAGAGGACTTGAGTGTCAAAGCCGCATTACTTGCCGCAGTAGTCCTTCTGCCACCCAATTCAGCACCCACATCCAATGCTTTCGCACCCATTGACTCAACAGTGCCAGCAGTACTCAGTAGAGTCTTGAATGGGTCATAGGCAGAAGTCTGACCAGCAGTGTATTTGCCAAGGAACTCACCACCAGCACCAAGCAAGCCTTTGCCAAATAGAACACTCTGTTGACCTGCTTGCTGTGCCCCTGCCGCCAATTGAGCATCTTGTTGAGCCAATGCGTTGTAGTACGCTTCCATCTCAGGAGATGCCGCCCGTAGACCTAGACCACCACCTGGGCGCAATCCAGTTCCACCAACAGACAAACCACCACGCCCTTGCTGGAATAATCTATTTTCAAGTTGAGAATACTGACGCTCACGGCTAGGAGCCAACAAGTCTTGTTGCTTTGCCATGTAATCAGAGGCAACTTGCTCTGGAGTTTTAGCAAGATACGATGTGCCCAAGTCAAAGAGGCTTGCAGATGCTTTCTTCAGTGGGTCATACAGGTCTGCAACCTTCTTTGCCTCATCGAGACTCAGAGTTGCACCCGCCATCAACTTATCTTGAATTGCTTTCAGTTCTGGGGTTAGCGTGTAACCAGCAGTTTTAAGATTGCCTTCAGCATCGTATGTGTAGTCTGTTGTGCCAAACCTAGTAGTCACGCCAACAGGTTTGAACTTCTGTGCTTCAGCGGCAACTCTAGCTGCTTCTTTAGCAGTGTCAGTAGCCAACTTAGTGCCAAACAAGCCAACACCACCAGAAATCACGCTGGTTGCAGCTTTGGCAAGATTAGGGTTCGCTTTAAAGAATTTAACAACATCTTTGACTGTTAGGCCAGTGCCTGTTGAATAATCTTGAATAGCCTGACTTAACCCCGCAGACATTGTTGCGCCTTCTGGGTCTAAATTCAACTCTCGTTGAATGTCGGCATACATGGTAGCGCCCTCTGGGTCTGCCAAGTATTCACTTAGACTAGCAGACATTCCAGCGCCTTCATAATCAATTACTTCATCACCCATGGTTTTTACTCCAGTATTTACAGTAGTTTGTGTCGTGTCTATTTTGGTTGCGTCTGTTCCAACAACATTTGCAACAGTCTGTGCAGGATTTATTACTCCTGAATCTATTGTTATTGGTGCAGTTGTTGTTGTGCTAAACCCAGAATTGTCATCAATAATGTCTTTTGTATCAAATGCTGATGCAGTTGTGTCCGCTTCAAAAGAAGCCAACTGATTCATCAAGTCTTGCTGACCAGCAGTAACTTGTGCTTCATTGGCAACTGTTACTCCAGAATCTGACTTGAGAGAGTCCAACTTTATGTTGCCAACACCTTGAGCCAATGACTGTTCAGCAGTTTTACCAGTGAGCAAGCCAGCCGTAGTTCCTGCGGCTACTTGACCCGCAAGAGCAGAACCAGTTGCACCAGCAACAGTAGAGCCAACGCCTAACTGACCAACAAGTGCTGATGCGCCATAACCAAGTGCCGCCTCTGGTCTACCCGTTGCAGCAAGTCCACCAGCAGTTCCAAGGGCAACAGCAGTTCCAATCCCAGGTACACCAAAAGCAGTTCCAGCAATATCTAAGGCAAGCGGGACAATTGGCCCAGCCTTTAAAATCTCATTTCCTAGTTGAGCAAACAATCCACCGCCGCCACCAGATTGAGTGACAGTTACAGTTGTATTTGTACTGGTTCCATCCTTATCCAATAAGGTGTAATTTGCTCCAGGCGCAGGTTCTTGCACATAATATGGAACACCATCTTTTAATGTGTATCCAGAAATCGCTCCGTATGTATCAGTTGGCGTATAAACTTTGACTGAAAAATCATCAGGATTAACTTTTTTAAAATCGTCTTCTTTCCAAACAAACCCTTTTGTTGGTTCTTTGTAGATTTCTTTAGCCGCACCTGTTAAAGCAGAATCATTTGGCAGAGTAAAGGCAGATGCTGAACTAAGTGAGTTAGGAGTTAAAAATCCAGGGTTATAGAATTGTTGTCCATTTTGTACAAATCCTTTTTGTACAAATTCTTGAGGGACAAATACATACTTCTCACCATTGTCTCCAGTGATGTCGTAGTACGCCCTACCAGAATAAAATGGCTTAATTTCCATTAGACAGTGCCGTTAGCCACAATGTTGCCCAACACAGTCAGATTCCCAGAACTATCAATCTTCATTACATCAGTCCCTGAGTGACGAATAAGTAGATTAGACCCACTCTCAACAAAGCTGAAGTTGGTGAAGGTTCCATCTGCCTTGGTTGCAATGGCAGTCTGAATGTTGGTGAACTCAGTATCAATCTCAGTTCCCTTGACAACCTTGCTTGCATTCCCTGGCGACAAAGCATCTTTAGCCGCAAAGTTGGTGGTTTTGGTGTAATTTGCCATGTTTCTTCCTTAAACCAGTTTGCCATTCTTGGCTTGAATCTCAATCTTTTGAATGCTCACAGGATACCCATTGATCTGCACTTCATAACCCGTCTGCACAGTCTTGCCAGAACCTGATGTTTGACCAACCAAAGTCTGCAAAGAAATGCCATCTGAGTAGTTGGCAACAGGAACACCATTCGCCCCATACTCAGCAGTACCATATTCAGCAACAGTAGACTGAGGAATTTGCAATGTGGTTGCGTAATACTGACCTGTGAAGTCATATCCCCACTTGATGATGAAGCCTTGGCTTGAGCCACCAATCACCACCACAGCAATGCGCTTCAGGATAGATGTGACATTGGGTGCGCCCAGGTCAGCGTAGGTGGTGAAATACTGCAATCGGTATGTGCTTGCATGGTCAAGGTAAGTGCCATACTTGCCCACATAACCATTCTTGCCAATCAACAAGTCTCCATTGCGTTTAGCAAGGAAAGCAGTTGGCGTGATGGAATCCCACACAGTTACCCGTGAGGAACCATCTTGCAAAGCCGCCTTGGTATCAAAGCAGTAGGTCTGGGTTGCAGTTGGGAAGTTAATTAGGTAGAAAGCATTTGACTCTGAATAGACTGCCTTGATGTTTGCCAATGTCTCAGCATTCACAATCGTCATCAAGTCATCGCGGACATTCTTAGACAAGTCCCGCAAAGGCGCAGACTTCTCTTGGATGGTTCTGAGCAATGACCGCACACCACTGTTTGACAAGAAAACCACATCACTGCCTGTGTTGGCAATGGAGTCCCTTGCAATGCAACCAATGTTGCTGATGGTGTCACTTAGAGACAGGCTTGATGGGGTAGTTGCATTTGCATAAATC